GTCACTACATACTCTGGGCCAACTCGGTCGGTCGAAGTCTAATACACTTTGGCGATCAGAGACGCCCAAAGTCTTATAGTGGACAAGCGTCAGACGAGGGTCGGGTTTGGCAGGATTTAATTCCACGCCAGGAACCACGACCCCCCTCCCAGCCCGGGGCTGAACAAGGCCTCGGGACTGGACAAGAAAATTACTACCAGCTCTCCCACCGAGTAACCACCCAGGTGATTGCTCACCGGACGGATCAGATGACAGAATTGGTGGTCTGTATCCGAAACCGAGACGACGAACCAAATCATACATTTTCCATAACATTCCAAACCGAAGGAGTGTTTCATCCTTCTCGGTGGCTTGCCATGTAGTAGTGCAGACAGGTCCATCGAACAGGTTACCCAGCTTAACCCATGGGTCAAGTGCCACGGTATAGTACCAGTGACAATACCTGGTCCACTGAGAGACCCAACTGCGAAGGGTTGTGTATTCCTGAAAGGTATCCACCTTTGGGGTTACAAACAACTCTTCCGGGGCCCGCCTTAATTCTTTCGGACGTAGATGATCTGTTAGTTTCTTCCAGACCACCTGCCTAAGATAAGGGTTCAGCGGTAGGCCTCCTCCAAGCCAGAGCTCCAATGTCTCCCGGCCTAGAAGGGCCGCCATGTGCATCGATTGAAGCCTCGCCAGTCTAACATTAAACTGGTCTGGTCTATCAAACTTTGCCAGCTGCTTATAACCACACCCTCCAATCCGAGCCAAGGTACTAAGCCTTTTGCATTTATAGCGAAGACCTAGTGCCAAAAGCCCGAACGGATTGTAGAAGTTTAATAAAGCGCGGACAGAGACAGGACTGATGTCCTTCGTCAAGCCGCGTACCCGCAACCGTTTTGCAAACTCCGCTGCACCAGTGTCAGATATCAGTGACTTTTGGTATGATATGCCAACATTGATACGAGACAAAGTTTGCTCATACATGGCTGCGACCTTTCGGTCAGCAATGACCACGTCGTCGCCTAGAATCCCATACCGGGTAAACTTAACACCCGGGTATACCTTTTCGGCACACCACCACACCATGGCGTGGTGGGATAGTGCGAAGAGGGGCCACGAGGAGTAGTACCCCAATGGTTGGCCGCACACAAAGGACACGGTAGAGTTTGGCCGCCTTACAAAAGGCACCTCAAAGAGGTTCAAGGCCAAAGCCGACCGCACCGATGATGCAAAAGACCGATCAAAGAGGCATTGCAAGACCTCGAACATCGTCTGCAACGGCCATCTGTCCGTCGCAGATTTCAAGTCAAAGGAAAAGCAATTGACTTCGCCCACCAGGCGCTCCAAAG